TACGACTCGATTGTTGAAACGGTGACACTGGGAAAATTAACAGAATTAGGCTTCTTATCGCCCATTAAGTATTTTGCACGTCCTGACATTGATTTAAGTGGATTAAAGCTTGGTAGTGATGGCGATTGGCGAGAGTCACAACTTGGTGAAGTCATGGATAAGCCAAAGTTGGTCGGTGACATTTTTGATAATTGGCATCGTTTAGCAAAGAACAAAAGCACAGTGATATTTGCCAGTTCACAAGCTCATGCAAGACATCTATGTGATGAATTTAACGGACACGGTTACTCATCTGAATACGTTGATTGCAATACCCCAGACGAACAGCGCCAAGAGTTATTTGACAGGGTGCGTATCGGTAAAACTAAGGTGATTGTAAACGTCGGTATTGTTTCGGTAGGTATAGATATTCCTAGCCTGGAATGTTGTGTGCTGGCACGCCCTACACGCAAGATAGCGATGTATTTGCAATGCTTGGGTCGTATCACGCGCATTTTTGAAGGTAAAACACACGGTATTGTGATTGACCACGCTGGCATTATTGAGCGCTTAGGTTTTGCAACTGATGACTTTCAGTGGTCGCTCGATGGCAAGGAATCAGTTGAGGATCGGAACAAAAAAACAAAAGAAGAAAAGAAAGAACCAAAAGACATTATATGCGGTGATTGTGGAACGGTATTCCGGTCAAGACGCTCTTGCCCAAACTGCGGTTATGAATCTATACCAAAAGGCGTTGCTGTTCCTGTCCATCAAGCGGACTTAAAAGAGTTAGTTAAGCCAAAATCAGTCGATAAAAAGACTTTTTACGCAGAATTATTAGGTTATGCCAGACAAAACGGAAAAACAAACAGCTTTGCTTTAGCATTATTTAGAAAGAAATTTAATGAATGGCCTCATGGAAAAAACAGCGTTGAACCAAAAGCGCCTAGCCAAGAAACGATTGGATACATAAAGCATAGCAATATTGCTTATGGCAGGAGGTCAGTAGCATGAAAGCTATCGATATTAAACAGGAGTGCCAAGGTCGTTGGAGTGGCATCTTGACAAATTTAGGCATAAACGCGGAGTTATTCAACGGTAAGCATCAACCTTGTCTATTTTGTGGCGGCACTGACAGGGCGCGTTGGGATCGGGCAAAAGAATTTTATTACTGCTCCCAATGTGGAAGTAAACAGCCGATTGACATGGCTATCGAACACACCGGATTGTCGTTTAAAGAAACAACAAACCTAATTAGGCCAAATGTAATGAATACCCCATTGAAGATAGTCAAGCCAGTTGATACGCAACAAAACGAGGCACGCATTAAAAAGATACATGCTGGATTAAAACGCATTACACCCGATTCAATCGTGGCGTTATATCTCGCTAAACGTGGCATCAAGGTGCTACCCGATGACAACTGCTACCAGCATGACGGTGTTGATTATTATCACGAGGGTGTGCTGTTGGGAAGCTATCCAGCAATGGTGTCGATATTCCGAACACCCGATGGTGAAGTGGCGACATTGCATGTTACCTATTTGAGCGCGGACGGCACGAAAGCTGCTGTGCCAACGCCTAGAAAGATACTACCGATTATTAAGTCATTGGCAGGGGCAAGTATCAGACTATTCAAGGTTGATGTTGACTTGGCTATCACAGAGGGCATTGAAACCGCACTGGCAGTCACTCAAGAATATGGGACACCTTGCTGGGCGGCAGGATCAGCACAAGCCATGAATAACATCGTCATTCCTGAGTCAGTCAAAACGGTGTGGATTTATGCAGACAGCGACGAGAGTTTCACAGGCCAAAAAGCCGCTTATGATTTGGCTAATCGCTTAAAAGTGAAAGAAGGTAAAACGGTTCGAGTGGTTACATTAATTGACCAGCGACCCGTTGAAGATTATGGCGTTAAATATGATTTTAACGACTACTCGATATTGATAGCCAACGCCTGACTGAAAATGCAGAATTTTATAGACATGATAGAAAGCAGTTTCACGGTGAAAGCGAAAGCCATAAAAATTAATGACAAAATAGTTATGCACGAAGGTAAATTTCATGGCGTTAGAGATATGAGTGTAAAGGTAAGCGGGAGGCGCTATTGAAAGTCACTTTTAAAATCAATCCTCGCACTAAGTTTCATGCTGTTCATGCTGTCAATGACTTAGCCGAAGATGAAAGCATGATTGTTACCATTCAAAAAGTAACACGAACACTGGCGCACAACGCGGTCCAGTGGCCAATTTTAAACGCCTTTAGCGATCAACTACAGTGGCCTGTCAATGGTGCAATGTGCAAGCTGTCCGGTGAGGAGTGGAAAGATATTCTAACAGCCGCTTATCGGCAAGAAACAGGACGTATTGCCCAAGGCTTAGACGGTGGCATGGTCATGTTGGGTCACAAGACGCGAGAGTTCAAAGCGGCTGAATGGTCGGACTGGATGGCGTTCTTGGAATCGGTAGCGGCTGATCGAGGGGTTAAGGTTCCAATGTCAAAAAGCAGATGTGAGGCGATGGGTTATGAGTAAGCTAAGACTATCAGCGAAAGGCCAAGAGTGTTTAGTCCGCATACCTGGAGTCTGTAATCGCAATTCGGAAACAGTAGTGCTGGCTCATTTGAATGGTGGGGGAATGGGCATGAAAACACATGACTTGCATGGTGCTTATTGCTGTAGCAGTTGTCACGACATGCTTGATGGCAGGGTAAGTCGAAGCTCTCATGAATACACGGGCGCTGAATTGAAATTGATGCACTACGACGGTATTAAACGAACGCAAGATTATTGGCTTTCAATCGGACTGGTGACAACGCGATGATAATCGAGTTTGATTTACCCGACAAAAAACTAAATCCAAACAATAAAAACGGTAAGCATTATCAGAGTTACAGAGACGCAAAAGACAAAGCAAAAGAAACAGCTAGATTATTGACTTTAGCCGCTTGGAACAAAAACCCGCACACAATTTATATTGAAACACTCAGTATTACTTTTATCTATCCAACACTGCACAATCGAGATCTTGATAATGCTGTTGCATCATGCAAAGCACACATTGATGGGATGTGTAGCGCATTTGGATTTGATGATGGGAAATTCACAACGATGATTTTGAAAAAAGAATATCAAAAAGGTGTTAGCAAGATGATTTTTGAGATTTAAGGGCTATTAGATGACAAAAAGAACAGATGACATTAACGCTTATCAACGGGCATGGCGTGCGGTGCATTACAACGTAAAAGCTAGCGATAAAGCTAAGAAGCGCGAACTGTACCGAAGTCATTTAGCAGCAACTGGAATACGAGATCGGAGTTTATTGAAATGACAGAATTATTTTACATCCCATTTTATCTGGCTGTATCAATATTTTTATTTGTTATGTATCAGATTAACAGGTGGCCTTGATGAAACACTTTATCGAGGTGCTGATAATTCGGGCATTGCTGACAGTGGTGTTAATCATAGCAAGTCCGGCTATTTTATTTGATTTATGGAGAAGAACGCATCATGACTGAAGATATCATTAACAACCCTAGCCACTATGTTACGGGTGGTATTGAAACAATCGACTTTATCGAGGCGAAAGTATTGGGTTTTAACTTGGGCAACGTCGTCAAATACATTAGCCGGGCAGATCACAAAGGCAAGCGCATTGAAGACTTGGAAAAAGCGCGGTTTTATTTAGACCGAGAAATACAGAATAGCTTTAAATGATTAACTGGCCTCTACTGAATCTACAGCCTATCAATCTATTCAATCTACCGGCACACATTAAGCAAGCGTGCCGGCATACACACTGGGCGGTCTACTACTCATACAATAAGCGCGTTTGCATCGACTGTAACCGTGAGGAATCATTAACCTCGGTAGCACCGGAACATCAGCGATAATTGAAAATATTGCAATAATTGCAAATATGGTATAATCACGTCAAATTATTAAAGGCGTGATTATGGATCAATTAATCGAACAGATAAAGCGGCACGAAGGGTTTAGGGCGCATAGTTACCGCTGTACTGCTGGCAAAAAGACAATAGGCTATGGTTACAACTTATCAGCCAATCCGCTTAAATTGTCCAGCCTAGAAATTTATCATGCTCAACTCGTTGGCATGGGCGAGCATGAAGCCGAAAGACTGCTTAAGCTGATGATAGCCAAAATTACTGACCAGTTGGAAGAAGCGCTTCCAGTCATTAATCGACTCGATACTGTCCGCCAAGATGTCCTTATCAACATGGCTTATAACCTTGGGTTAGTCGGTCTGCTCAAATTCAAGAAAATGATAGCAGCTCTCGAAAAGAAAGATTATCGCACCGCGTCCATTGAAATGCTTAACAGTAAGTGGAGAAATGATGTCGGTGATCGGGCGCCAGAATTAGCCACTCAAATGATGACGGGAGTTTATGCGACATGAAAGAGTTTTTTATGGCAAGACTACAAGAACCATCTTCATGGCGTGCCGCGATATGGGTTGCAACGTCGTTTGGTCTGGTCGCTTTCAAAGGTGAACAAGCTGAATCTATTATCGCTTTGGGCATGGCTCTTAGCGGTGCTGTGGGCGTCGTTACTCCTGATAAGCTGCGCGGTAAACTATAAATGCAGTCCCTCCATTACACCCGTCAATTACTCCTTAGCCAATCCCGACGGTTTTGTTATCCAACTACATTGCCAAGAGATTGCAAATGAATATTAAACCGATACTAATCACACAGCTCGCCAAAATGATTCTAGGCGGGCATCTTTGGGATACTTGCAGAGGATTAGTTAAGCTACTCGACTCAACCACCTTAACCAGCAAACAAAAACGCGCTAAAGCCTTAGACGAACTCAAGGTGATATTTTCAGAACTCAGTGAAGTCGTGCTGAATGTCGGTATTGAACTAGCGGTCTATTGGGCAAGGGGTCAACGATGACTTATTCCGATCACTCCGAAAAGATAGCAACGGTTTTACAGAACACAACCTATGGCGTCAGTGGTGGCTTAGTCCTAAGCGACTGGCTGTCGATACTCGATAACCATGCAGCCGCGTTTGGGGTCGTGTTGGGTCTATGTACATTCTTAACCAATCTGGTTTTCCAATGGCTCAATCACCGGGCAATCGCTAGAAAATAATATGGCAGCAAAGCCGTTAAGTGATTCAGTTACAAAAGACATTATTGCAGACTGGCGAACGGGTGCATTTAGTCAACAAAAATTAGCTGATAAGCACAAGGTTAGCAAAGGCGTAGTTAATAAATTATGCAAGGGCGTAGAACAGGACACCGCTAGCATTGTGACCGCTGGAGTCAACTACAAACAAGGGCTAAGCGCCCATGATGACCGCAACGTGACCGCTGTGACCGCTGTCGTTGATGAACGCACAAAGCATATTCAGTTCTTCACAAATGCAGCCATTCAAAATGTCTCAGAAGCAATGGAAATGAAATGCGAAGATCAGAACGACCACAAGTCTAGAGCTGATACTATCCTCAAAGGGAAAGAGGCGGTGTTAGGCAAAGAAGCCGGTAACGTCATCAACAACACCAACGCCCAACAAATCAATCACGCTCAATTGCTAAAGGACATTGCAGCATGTCTGCCGGATTAGTCAGTCTAGCTTATCAGCGTGAATTAAACCGCTGGTATAAGTTAATAGACCATCCTGTACAACTTGAGTTAGTCAAAGCCGTTGCCAATGGCGTTAGATTCCCTGTCGTTCCAGCCGGTAGGCGATCAGGTAAGACTGAGAGAGCCAAGCGCTTCTTAGTCAAGATGGCAATGAAAAACGAGGGTGAGCGTTACTTTGTTGGCGCTCCGACGTTTGGGCAAGTCAAGAAGATGTATTGGGCAGACTTAAAGCTCATGTGCGCTGCAAGCACTTGTATCAAGAAGCCATCAGAAACCGATTTAATTATTTATCTGAATAATGACACCGAGATCCACTTAATCGGCTTTGATAAGCCTGCACGTTTTGAGGGTATCTTCTGGTCAGGGGGTGTTATTGATGAAATAGCCGATATAAAGCCGGATGCTTGGGAAGCTAACATAAGACCTGCATTAGATACATTCAATCCAACACGTCCAGATTATAGGGCATGGTGTTGGTTGATTGGCGTACCGGATGGGCTTAATCATTACTATGATATGGCGCAATATGCAGAGAGTGGCAATGATCCCGAATGGGCGTTATTTCATTGGAAAAGCTCCGACATACTGCCAGCTAAAACAATTGAATCAGCTAAGCGGCAAATGTCAGCTAAGCAATTCAAACAAGAATATGAAGCCTCATTTGAAACAGCCAGTGGGCGTATTTATGAGGACTATGGTAGAGACAATTACACCAATGAAACTATCAAACCGCATGAACAATTATGCTGGTATCACGATTTCAACTTTACACCACTCTCTAGTGGGGTGGGTGTTAGGCGTGGCAATGATATGTATTTACTTGAGGAAATCATCCTAACCAGTGCAGTTGCTATGCAATCAGCAATGGAGTTTGTTGATCGGTATAAAAACCACCTTAACAAGCATGTGTTGATTTATGGTGATCCAGCCGGTAAAGCAGGCGAGAAGCATGGACATTCATCTGACTACACAGAAATAGAACGCATACTCAGAGAAAACGGCTGGCAATACACACGCAAAGTCAAACCCTCAACTCGCTCGATTAAAGACGGTCAGAACGCAGTCAGGGCAAAGATTAAGAACGCAGCCGGTGAAGTATCGCTTTATGTTAATAACATCAATGCACCTTACACACATAAGTCTTTGGCAACCGGACAGCTAAAGAAAGGCTCGACATTCATGGAAGAAGATTCAGATTATCAGCATATCGGTACAGCCGTTCGTTATTTATGCGAATACGAGTTCCCGATAATTCAGCCACTCCAGACTATGAAAATACTAGGACTTTAAAATGAACGGTGCAAAAGCTAAGAATATCAACAAGCGACACCCAGACAGCGAACAAATGTTGGCTATCTGGGAGAAATGCGAGGACGCACGCGAAGGTCAAACGGCTATACATGAAGCCGGTCGAACTTATCTACCCTCGCTATCCGGTCAAAGTGATTCAGAATATAACGCTTATAAGCGACGTGCAGTCTTTTATGGGGCAATGAGTCGAACGGTTGACGCTTTCGCCGGCATGATAATGAGAGTGCCACCTAGCGTCGATAATCCCTCACCTTATCTGGACGACGTGACAGGGCATGATTGCAGTCTGTCAGAGTTTGCCGGGCAAGTGCTGGAAGAAGTCTTGGTGACTGGCTTCGGTGGAATACTGGTGGAACACTCGCCACTCGCCCAAGCCGTCACACTCGCACAGGCTCAAGCTTTGGGCGCACGTCCCTATCTGGCGTTATTCGATGCTGATTCCGTGATTAATTGGCGAATGGATGGCAAGCGAATCACACAGCTAATACTCGAAGAAGAAGAATACATTGCAACGTCAGAATTTGAGGGTGAAGAACAGTGCTTTTACCGCGTGCTGGACTTAGATGAAATGGGCAACTATCGTCAAAGAAAGTTTGTCGAGAAAGACAAGATATTCACACAGGTAGGTGATGATATCTATCCGCTAATGAATGGCTCAACGCTAAAAGAAATACCGTTTTACTTTCTGGGTGATGCGGACGAGCTGCCGTTACTGATTGACTTGGTTGATTTGAACGTAAGCCACTACATGACTTCCGCTGACCTCGAAAACGGCTGCCATTTCGTCGCAATTCCTCAACCTTGGTTAGCAGGTGTGCAGCTGCCTGATGGTGTGTCATTGTCAGTCGGTGGTATTAATGCGTGGGTGTTTCCAGATCCCCAGGCTAAAGCACAATATCTTGAGTTTTCGGGGCAAGGTTTAGGCGCATTAGAAAAGCGTCTTGAACTAAAAGAGAAGCAAATGGCAGCGTTAGGCGCGAAAATGCTGAGTGATTCAGTCACAGCAGAGACAGCCACAGGGGCAAGTCTACGCAGTACGGGTGAGTTTAGCGTATTAGCGCAATTATCTGACAGAGTTGGAAAGGTATTATCACGGGCGTGTAGTTTCATGCACCAATGGGCAGGATTGCCAGAGGTTGATATTAAACTCAATACTGATTATCTCCCTGCCAAGATGACACCCCAAGAACTTCAAGCACTCGTTGGTGCATGGCAAGCGGGAGGCATATCTTCAATGACGTTATTCAATAACCTTAAACAAGGTGAGATTATAAATTCAGACATAACATTTGAAGAGGAACAGGCAAGAATAAATGAATCAATACAGTTAGCGGCTCCGGTTGTACCAAAGGTAGGCGCGTGATGTTAATTTCTGCTGATGGTAGTGATATTATTCACATGGGGATATATGTAACTAAAGTCGGAATATGCAAGAGAATTACCAAGGGTTCAAAAGTGCAAGTTGTCGATTTACAGCATGAGACACACGTATATTGCTATGGAGTTAATGGTGGATCTGGATATATCCATCCAAGTCAACTAATGGCTGCAGCCTATGCCGCTCAATAGGTTATTGTTCGATTCAACCGTTGAGCTTCATCTCGATATGGAGATGGTCGCTATTGAATCACGGGCTACCATTGTTAAGCTATTGCAGAAGCTGGAACAAGAGTTAATCGCAAAGGTGGCTAATGGCGTAACCGATTGGAGTAAGGCGCGCATTGCCAAACAACTCAGTGAAGCGGACGCGATCATCAGGCAGTATTACGATGACGCGGCAGGCATAGCCAGAGATACTACAACGAGTGTGGCGCAAGTCTCAGCCAGTGCAACAGCAACGTCGTTGAGTGCGGCTGTGGGTGGTAAAGTGTCGATTGGTGTATTACCGACAGCCTCATACCTTGAAACCTTGGCCGGTAACACGATAATTCAAGGCGCAGTTCAGGCCGATTGGTGGGAACGTCAAGCCGGTGACACCGCGTTTAAGTTTCAATCAGCAGTCCGTCAAGGGTTAGTCGGTGCAGAGACGACGCCGCAAATAGTTAAGCGTGTGCGTGATGTGATGGACTTGTCAAAGCGTAACGCTGAAACATTGGTACATACTTCTGTTCAGTCGGTGGCTAATACGACTCGAGAGAAAATCTTTGCTGATAATGATGACGTGATGTCAGGCAAGGAGTGGAGTAGCGCATTAGATCGCAAAACTTGCCCGACTTGTGGCGCATTGGATGGCAAACGCTGGACAACTGACGGCAAGAAAATCAATCATAGTATGGTTTACCAGATACCGCCTAAGCATTTTAGGTGTTTAACGGGCGATAGCCTTATAACGTCCGCTGATGATGTCACGGGAATTAGTAAACGGTGGTTTAATGGAAAAATTGTTGTCATTAAGACCGCCGCAGGTCGTGAACTTACCTGCACACCAAATCACCCGATACTCACGGGAAGCGGATGGATTCATGCTGGATTGCTTAATGTAGGCGGCAACGTAATCAGCGACGGCATCGGTAAGCGGGGAACTGTCACTAACGGCAACAACGAGGACATTAAGACCACTATTCATGATTGTGTTGAATCGTTTCTCAGTTCTCGCAAGGTGCGCCCCATGCCAATGCCAACCACCGCCAAAGACTTCCACGGCGACGGTATCGGTAGCAAGGTCGCAGTTGTATATTCCGATAGCTTTTTGAGCGACAGTGTTAATGCCACGGGCGCGGAGCATATCTGCAAGGATTGTTTCATCAGCAGACATTCTAATTTTAAGAGATTTTTCTATAGATTTTGCTCGGTTGATTTTAGCGGACTCTTTTACAGGCTTGCCTCTGGAAGCGTTGTTAGACGCTTTGGTGAGTTCCTTTTTTTGCTCAGGAGTGCAATTAGCCATACGCGCAGACTGTTGTTCACCCCTGTTTCTACCATTTATTCCAGTATCCTTAAACGCTCTAGCAACCACAGCCCTGCTATATCCAAGCTGTTTGGCAATGCCGCTAATCCCAATTCCGTCATTAAAAAGAGCGATAGCGTGATCCATGTTGATACCGATGACTTTACGGGAAGTGTCGATGCCAGCATTATTAAGCATCCTGATGATAGTATTGAGGCTTACGCCAAGCTCGCGAGCGAGTTGCTTGCAGGCAGTGCCGGAAGTGTGTTTATTGATGATATAGTCAATGTCGATATTCGTGATTTTAGCGGTCATGTTTATAATTTAGAGACAGTTAAGGGTTGGTATACGGCAAATGGTATTATAACACATAACTGCCGATGTTCAATGGTGCCAGTGCTAAAGACTTGGAAAGAGCTGGGTATTAACATGGATGAATTGCCCGACGGAACACGCGCAAGCATGGAGGGTCAGGTTTCGGACAAAACTTTCGAGGTTTGGCTAAAGCGCAAGACTGAAACAGATTCCACCTTTGCTGATCGTACTCTTGGTAAGGGCAGGGCTGAGTTATGGCGTAATGGCAAGATAACGATGGATCAGATGATAAGCGGTGGACAACCATTGACGTTATCGGAGTTGAGAAAGAAGTATTTATAATCACCAAAGCCAGCTTAACCGCTGGTTTTTTTATGCCTAAAATTCCTCCTAAAATTGCAATAAGTAAAAGTATTGCAAAAACTGCACTTATGTTATAATGCGCTCAAATCGTTACGCGATCTTAACCGGCCAACGGCCTCTACCTCCCAACGGGATTAAAGCATGGAAATTACACCAGAAATACAAGCAATCATTGACGCGGAAAAGTCAGCACTGCAAGCCAAGAACCAAGAGTTGATTGATAAAAACAAGAAGCTCATGAAAGGTCAGGAAATTGACCCTCAAACGGTGGTGGATCTTGAAGCGCAAATCGACAAGCTGCAATCTGATTTAGCGGTCAGCCAGAAGTCGGGCAAAGAGTCAGTGAAAACGCTGGAAACGCTACAAGGACAACTGAAAGCGGAGACAGGTTTTACACAGAAGCTTTTAATCGACAACGGCTTGACAGATGAACTTGTAAAGAATGGTGTAGCGCCGCAGTTTTTACCGGCTGTGAAAGCTATGTTTGCAGGGCAAGCTCAGATAGTAGCTGAAGGCGATACACGGACTGCCAAAATTGGCGATAAGTCGGTGTCAGACTTCGTGAAAGAGTGGGCGGCTTCGGATGATGGCAAGCACTTTGTAAAAGCACCGGAGAATGGCGGCGGTGGCTCGCAAGGTAGCGGCAACGGAACGAATCAACAAATACCGTTAACCTCGGTGCAAAAGATAGCGCAGGGGTTAGCAAAACAAACTTAAAACTTAGGAATCACAATGGCAACTCAAACACTCGCAGAAGCAGCAAAGTTAATTAACAACCAGATCGTTCAAGGCGTAGCTGAGGACATCATCACCACTAACCCTATGTGGGCAGCAATGCCTTGGACTGGCTACGAAGGTCAAGCTATCCTTGTTAACCGTGAAAACGCCTTAGGTGACGCGCAGCATTTAGCCGTTGGTGGCACTATCACAGCCAAAGCCGCTGCGACCTTTGTGCAAGTCCCATTCTCAGCGACTACCACAATCGGTGATGCTGAAATAAACGGCTTGGTGGCTGCACAATCAACTTCTGCGGGCGTGAATCAGCTTGCCATTGAGATTTCATCTAAAGCTAAATCAGTGGGTCGCTTGCTTCAAGCTGGTGTCGCAACTGGTACAGGCACAGCTCCAGCGTTGAACTCATTGCACAGCTTGTGTGATGCAACTCAATTCACCACAGCTTCTGCCGGTCAAGCGATCAGCTTATTGTTGCTCGATCAGTTATTGGACTTAGTGAAGTCTAAAGATGGTCAGGTTGATTGGATCATGTTACCTGCTCGTACATTGCGTAACTACAAAGCCTTGGTTAGGGCTTTAGGCGGTATCACTGAGACTATGGC